TTAAAGATTCTATAATCAAATATAAATCTTTAGTCTCTAAGTCTTTTACTCTGATGTCTGAAGCTTTACCTAAAATATGCTGTGACCTAGAAACACCTCCAATGCTACGGTTGTAAGCTTCTGATCTGTAACCTGAATTAATTTTAATAGCTTCACCTAAGAAGTCTCTCAATACCTGTAAATTACAAGCTAACTCTTTTACATTGTCTAAAACTTCTTTAGACATAGGAGTCCCACATTTAGAATTAAATTCTCTTTGCGTAAAGTTTTTAGTTAGTCTCATTTATTATTATATTCTATATTTTTAAACTTACCGTTAAAGCTATTAAATGCTCCTATACCATCTTTAGGTATTAAATCAATAGCCATACTTATTAACTCTAATACAGCTAATAAATTCTCATATTTACTCTTATGAAATTTACTAGAGAATACTGAGTTTATTCTATTTTGTACTGATGTAATAGTTTCTAATCTCCATCTCTCAAATAAGTCTATAACGTAGTCAGCATCTTTAACGCTTATACCTGATTCTAAGAAGTGAGTCTTAGTTCTGTTTAAGTAGTTCTTAGTTGCTATAGTTACTGCATCAAAGCAAAGAGATTTTAAATGCTCATTATCTTTAGCGTCTGCTGCTTTATCTATTAATATTTGAAAGTGATAAGCTATAAAGTTTAATTTAAAAGCCATAAAGTCTTTAAACATTTCAGACTTAGTAACATCTAAATCCTCACCGTGATAAAATCTATGCTTATTAGTTACTATTCTAACTCTTTCAATAGTTCTAAATATATCGTGATGTCTTAACTCTCTTATCTTTTTAGATTCGTTTTTAAAATCTAAACTTAAACTAAAGTTATTCCATATACTTAATATTAGATCAGCTATCTTTTTTCTTAGAAAAGCTATAGCAGCAAATACTAAAAAAACTATAGCAACTTCAATAGTGCTACTTGAATTCAATAGACGGTTTATGAATCTATCTTCCATTTTGTAAATATTAGTTGGTTAGTTAATACTTATATATTCCAACCTCCGAAACGTATATCTTTCTGAGGGTGTATTTCTTCATTATTGTTTGTTAAGTATTCAGGGTATTTAGTAGGGTTAAAATCTAAGTAATCTACTAATCTTCTAGCATATTGCTGAGCAGTATCTCTAGCCTTATCTTTCATTGAATCTATTTCTTCTACAGATGGTTGAGTACTATTTTCAGAAGTGCTTTTAAATACTCCCTTATTGCTTATAGTGTATTGACTAAAAGGAAGGTATTCTAATAGCGTATATTGCGTTAATATAGGTTTTACATAGTCTTCTACTAAAGTTTGATAATCTCCTGTTAGAGAGCCTCCTATAATATCAGATTGTAACTTATTATAAAGACGTGACCCTAATAATTGGTGTACGTGGATATCCTGAGCAATTTTTATAAAGTGTACTATTTTATCAAAATCTAAATTACCTGATAATACTGTTTGTCTTACTAAATCGTCTTTTGTTATAAATAATGCTGTAGCCATAATTATTTTTTATTTTTAGGTCTGTAGCTAGGGTGATGTCCTTTGTCAGCTCTATCTATTTGAGCTTCTGCTACTCTCTTGTTGTTCTTAAATTTATTTCTTTTAGGGTCGAATCCTTGTTTTCTAGCATTTCCTACAGTACTTTTATAAGTTCCTCTAATTCCTGCTCCTCCGTAAGGGTTTCCGTCCTTTTTAGTTCTTTTTATATATATTTGACGCTCCCAAGTGCAATAGCAGTTAACACCGCCTTTATGTAGCCAAATTGAATAAGGTTGTTTATTATGTCCTAATTCAGAGTTAACTCCGTCTTGTTGCATTTTTAATATATCTTCTTTTCTATATACTTTATTAGAAGCTTTCATAGCTGTACAGAAATCTCTAGACTTCTTACTTGTACCGTGTTTTCTAGAACCTCCTATATATTTATATCTTACTTTAATTTTTTTAGTGTCCTGAGAACTATCTTTATATCTATTGTCAGCAGGTACACCTGAAAGGCTTAAAGCAACGTCTAGCGTATCATTTAACATAGCTTCAAAGTTTTCTTCTTCTGTTTCATTAGAATCAACTCTAGAATCAGCTAAATACCATTCATTGTTATTAACTTCCTCACCAATACGAGAAAGATAAATATGAATATCAACTAAACCGTTTACACACTTCTTACACATTCTTATACAATTCTAAAGCGTCTTTAATAAATTTAGGGTCAACTGACAAACCTGTTTGAGCAGATAAGTTAGTATCGTCTTCTTTTTTAGCTTCTTCTTTATCTACAGGAGCTTCTTTTTCTTTATTGTCTGTATAGTCAGCTTCTTGATCTTCAGAAGTAAATTCTATTGGTTGAGATGTAATGAAATATAATTCAGGTACTTCACCGTTTAACTCCATAATCTCAGATAAACAATCTAAAAGCTCATCTTGATAGTTACCTATAACAGTTGATTGAAACAATTGAGAAGCGTTTTTAATCTCATCAGCATTAGAAGCTAATCCGTTACCACTTTCTTTTATACCTAATAACATAGGTGAAGTAATTCTATGACCTACTAATATTTTATGCATAGCTTCATTAGCTAAATACTCATAGTGAGCAGGTGCATCATTTAAAGATATATCTTCTACAGTTGTTTTACTCTCTGCATTTTCGTTAAAAGCTACAATTACTTTCTGACCTCTAGAACCTGTTAATTTTTGTTTAACATCTCTAGTGATCATATCTCTAGCTTCATTGTCAGGAATACCATTATTAAAGTTAATTACTTTAGTACCTGAGAAACTGTTCTTTGTTTCATTTAATAAGTAATCTGCAATTTCATTTTCTAACTCTACATAAGGTAAAGCTCCTGAATAATCTACAGGAGAGAAATATTCGTATGAAGATAAATAAGGTTTAACTATATATATCTCAATCTTTTCTTTAGAAGTATTAAAAGCAGGAATCTTTTTAAGGACGTCAGAACGCTTCTTTTCAGACCATCTAGGGTGATAGTAGTAATTATTAATAGTACCTTCAGAATCCATCTTTTCAGGTCTTAAAGTATGTATAGGGAAATGTTTAACTTTAACTACTTTTCTGTCATTACCTGCTTTGTTATATATAACTTGCATAGCAGCCTGACCTAACATTTTTCTCTCTAAGATAATCTTTCTAAGACATCTAGTTCCTATGAATTGTCTAAGCTCTTTTACTTCCTTGCTGTCTTTCTCTTTACCTTCTATACAGATACCTTCACCGTATATATTATCTGATATAGATTTTATAGCAGCGTTGTTAGTTGCAGATTGTAAATAAGAATCAATAAGAAAAGCATAATAGTTATTATCCTCTCCATAAGCTACCCATTCTTTACGTCTGTCCTCAATAGCTTTAGGCATTTCGTAGCCTGATAAGTTTAAAAAATCAAAGTTCATAATTAAATAATTATATAATCGTTAGAAGTGGAATTACTAGTATATTGTCCGTCAGTCATTCTAGTAGATTCAGAAGTAAAATCTTTTGAGCTATCTACATATATTTTGTCCTGATAAACTACAATACCACCACTTAATAATAATATTGTATAAGTCTCTTTATTTTCTAAAACAGTATTACCGTCAGTTTTGAAAGAATCTGTTAGAGTTTGATAATAGGCTTCTTCTGTTAAAGATAATGATTCAGAAGTATAAACTATTTTATTCTCGTTTTCACTGTATAGCTCTAAATCTACTAAAGTAGAAGAATTAACTCTACTGTTTATGTTTAGAGTTATATCTTGAGATAGGTCTATATTACTGTCTAGATAGTGCATTTTTATCCTTTATTTAAAAACAATATTAGAGCTAAAGTGTTTTATATAAAAAAAGCCCTCTAAATTAATAGAAGGCTCTTTATGTTAAGTTAAAATCTTATTAACTTCCTACAGTAATACTGTAAGTAGAAGCTAGGTCTTCAACTGTAAAAGGTGCAAGGATTCTCTCACTAGCTACGAAAGTTAATTCATAACCGTTTTTGTCTCCCATTGCAGCTCCAGTAGAAGTTGAAGCTGAATTTAATTCTGCTCCAAATTCGTGACCAACAACCCAAACTTGACCGTTGTTATCTTCAACCAATACTTTAGGTCTTCCGTAAGATAATAATTTTACTTCTTTGTGAGTAGTAGAATCTTGTTTCTTCAAGCTAACTGTTAAAGTTTGCTCAACGAAAGTTGTTCCATTCTCACGACTTGAAGTTAAAGACTGCTCAAAAGTAGATGTTCCTCTTAGGTCATACTTGTAAGCAGAAGGGTTTGATTCATTTACTGTAGCTAATCCGTCTGCATCTACTGCGTAAGTTGCATCTTCAAAGTTAACAAAGTAAATAGCATTCAATCCACCTACTGAATCTTTACATACTTCTAGTCTTCCTGCTGATAATGATGTACAAGCCATTTTATTATATGTTTTTAAAGTTATTAAAAAGGGGAGGGTTTAATCTCCCCTATAATTGTTTTAATTAGATTAAAGCTCTAATTAAGAAGCTTGACTTAAAACGATCTCTCCTCCTATAGCGTAATTTACACCTGCAGAAAATCTCATTACAACTCTTACGTTTTGACTTCCGTCAATGTCAGCAAGGTCAATAAGTTTAACTTCATTCATATCATTTTGAAGACCACAACCAAAGAATAAGTTTTCTTTTTCAGCAGCAATCATTTGACCACTGTTAAGACCGTTAGCAACAAATAATTTGATACCTTCGAAATCCATAGCAGTTTGT